CTAGTAGTTTACGGTGATGGAAATTCAATTTACGATTAATGGGATTATTTGGAAAGTTTAAAAAAGAAGAAGCACCGCAAGTAGTGGATATGGGAGGTTATCAATCCTTCTCTACTCCGTTCTTGAAAGTACCAAAGGGGGATTTAAGTCTACCTTATATCGACTCACGTTATCAGTCAAGGGGATATGTTCCATTTGGCGAGGACAATCTTGCACCTCAGTTGTGGAATCAGTTGTACTATTCATCTCCTTTGCACGGTGCTATTGTCAACTACAAGACTAACGCTGTAATCGGTGGCGGTTATTCATTCGATGAGACTAAACTAACGGCAAAGGACAAGGTAAATCTGTTCGCTTTTACCAAGAAGATCGGTATTAAAAAGACCTTATCCGCTATTACGAAGGATTTAATCCTACACGAAAGGGTTTATTTCATCGTAACGCTAAAGAACAAGCAACTTGTAAAGATTAAAAGAGTAGGTTCTGAGAAGGTAAGGGTGAATAAGGACAAGACTATCTACTTCGTTAACGATGACTGGCAGTACTCAGGACAGATTAAGCAACTTACACCCTATCATCAGACCTGTACAAACGGAGAATACATCTATGTATATGAATTGGAGTCTGTAGGTCAGGACATCTACCCTATTCCTCAGTATACTTCCGCTTTGAACTTTGCTTTCTTGAGTGGCGAACTATCCTATTTACAGAAGTCGAACATTCAAAATAGTATTTTCCCGTCTTTCGCAATGATGTTCCCGAAGAAACCGCAAGGTCAGGAGGAGATGAACCTAATCCGTAACACGGTTGAGAAGGCGAAAGGTGCAGAGAACGGAGGTAAGGCTATTGCTTTCTTTGCTAACTCTAAGGAACAACTTCCCGAACTAGTAAACATCCCTACTAATAACAACGATGAGTTGTTTAAAGGCACATCTGAACTAATCACAGAGCAGATTTGCTTCGCTCATACAATCGATCCTATTCTTTTAGGGGTTCGTACTACGGGTTCACTAGGTAACGGTTCAGATATCAAACAAGCGTACATCATTTTCGAAAAGAACGTTGTCACTCCGTTGCGTGAATCTGTTATGGATATTATGAATGGCATCCTAAAGATAGCAGACATCGACACAAAGATGGACATCACAAACTTTCAGATTATCAATGAGACTATCACAGCGGTTGAGGACGAAGGCAATGCCACAATGGAGGCACTTAACTCAATGAGTCCTTTGGTAGCAACTAAGGTTCTTGAGATGATGACTATCAACGAGGTTCGTCAATTGGCAGGATTACCACCAGTTGAAGGAGGGGATGTTACTAACTCGCAGGCTCAAGCACAAAATACTCCGATGCTATGATTTACTTTATCACAGAAACATATCTAAAGAACAATACACCTATCACAAAGAACGTAGATGTTAAGGACGTTACTCCTTATATCCGTCCTGCTTCCGATATGCGTGTGCAGTCTATTCTCGGTTCTTACTTTTATGAGTATCTCCTAACTGAATACAACGCTCAGAACCTTTCGACAGATGAAGAAACGCTAGTTGAAAAGATTCAACCCGTAGTAGCGTGGAGAGCAGCAGAGAATGCAGCCTTTGGACTTTCATACCAACTTAAAAACAAAGGTATTCAATCTCAGTTCGGGGACTACTCGCAGAACGTAACACAGTCGGAAGTGGCTTTCGTTATGGATCACTACGGACAGATGGCAGCGTTCTTTGAAAAGAGACTGACTAACTACCTACTAGAGAACAAGGATTTATTCCCTCAGTTTACTTCAGCTTTAAATAAGGACTCCGACATTAAACCCGTCGACGATTGCACAGATAATGACTACGATAATACTATGATGGTTATCTAATGGCAGAGATAGATATTAAAATAAACGGGATTGCTCAAATCAAGAAAGAACTCCGAGAGTTAAAAGGAGAACTTGCTGCTGCGACTGACCCCACTCAGATGGCTGAACTTGCTGCTAAGGCGGGTGAACTATCTGACCAGTTGAAGGATGCCAATGAAAGGGTGAGCGTATTTGCTTCAGGTTCTCCATTTGAACAGACGAACAACGCTTTAGGTCTTATGGGTTCACAGCTTATGTCCCTAGACTTTGAAGGTGCTGCTGAAAGTTCTAAACTATTCGCCTCTGCTGCTAAAGGTATTAACGGAGATGTAATTGCTAAGTCTTTAAAGGGACTAGGAACGGTTGTCGGTCAGGTTGGTAAGGCGTTTATGAGTGTAGGATTATCACTACTTACAAACCCTATCTTTTTAATTGCTGCTGCCATTACGGCTATCGTTACTATCATCGTTTTGTTAATGAAGAAACTCGGAATTCTTGAGCCTATTCTTAATTCTATCGGTGAGGTATTCGGTTGGTTGATGGACATAGTTGATGCTATTGTTGAGTCTTTCAAGATGCTTACCGACTGGATAGGTTTATCTGATTTCGCAGGACAAAAGAGAACTGAGGAAACAATCAAAGGACTACAAGAGGAACGTGCCGCTATGCAAATGGTCGCACATCAAATAGATAATAAGATTCTACTACTTGAGGCAGAAGGTAAAAGTACACTTGCACTAAGAAAGGAAAAGAATAAGATGTTCTTAGAGGAGGCTCAGGCTAACCTTGAGGCGTTAAAGTTTATGTCTACTATGATCGATGCTAACTCAACCGTGGGTAAGGCATACAAAGACCTTCAGCAAAATGCAGATGATACATACACAAAGCTAAAAGCCGAGGAGATTAAACTAACCCAAGAGGAAAAGGCTGAGAATAAGAAACGTGCCGATGACAGAAAGGCATACCAAAAGGAGAGACTTGACGCTGCTAGACTTATCACAGACCTTCAGATTTCTTTAATGAAGGAAGGAACTGAGAGAGAGTTAAAGGAGAATAGAATCAAGTACCAAAGATTAATACAAGATACTCTAGCAAACGAGAAGTTAACAAAGTCAGAAAAAGAAAAGTTAGTTACAGAGTACGCACTACTTGAGGCGGAGGCTAGAGACAAGATAAACAATAAGGATATTCAAGCTGAGAAAGAAAAGCAAGCTAGAATAAACCAAGTAATCAAAGATGCTCAGTTATTAAGAGACCAAGAGCAGGAAGACTTTGACCAACTATACAGAGAGAACACTCTTTCTAAGGAACAACTTGAGATTGATGCTGTAAATGAGAAGTACTTTCAGTTGATTGAACAAGCGAAGCAATACGGCTACGATGTTGCTGAACTTGAGAAGAGACAGAAGGAGGAACTTGAGAAGATAAACGATGAGGCTAGAGCAAAGGAACTAGCGAAAGAACAAGCGTTGAAACAAGCTAAACTTGACCTAGTGTCAGGCGGTTTGGATGCTACAAAGAACTTAATAGATGCATTTGCAGGAAAATCAGAGGCTTCACAAAAGAGAGCATTCCAAGCACAGAAGGCTATCAGTATCGCACAGGCGGTTATGGATACATACAAAGGTGCTAACGCTATATTTGCGAGTGCAGCGGCTAACCCTTCAACTGTATTGTTTCCTGCTCAACCTTTCATAACAGCGGGAATTGCAATTGCTGCGGGTATTGCTAACGTAAAGAAGATTGCCTCTACTCAATTCGGTGGTGGCACTCCTTCGCCTAGCGGTGGCTCTGCACCTTCTGCACCGTCTACCTCTACTCAGGCTGCTACTCCGAACGTTAGTCTATTCGGTCAGAACAACAACGCTAACAATCTTACTTCTCCTCAGTCAGAGGAAAACACTAATCAACAGATGGTTGTTAAGGCGGTAGTAGTAGAATCTGATATTACGAACGCACAAACGAAGGCTAATAAATACCAAAACCTTGCAAGCTTATGACATCATATATAGCACTACTAAACAAGATTGAAGACTTCTGCGACAATCATATACAGATTGAGAAGTTTGCGGGTGAGTTCAAAGAGCAGATGCCTAACTTCGCCACGATGGATGAGAAGTATCCTATCATCTTCGTTGAACCTATCGACTCATTTGATGGATTAGATTTATCTCAATACACGGTTAATATTTATTGTGTGGATATTATCCAAAAGGATAGAGCAAACCTAAATACCATCTTGTCAGATACTAGATTAATCCTCCGTGATTTGTACCTTCATTTTCACGATGGCACAGATTACTCTATTGATATAATTACCGATCCTTCATATACACCCTTGAATAACTTTGACCTTGACTATGTAGCAGGGTGGGTTGGTTCATTTGTTTTTGAATTAGAAGGGCACACAGAATGCGAAATACCTAACAAAACAATCAGTTAATGTCACTTGAAACCACTACGTTAATTGACTATGCTAAAAAACAGGGTTGGAACATTGGATTTATTATAGTAATCCTTTGGCAAAATTCCCGTTTAGAAAAAGTAGAAGAGAAACTATTTAACTGCTATACGGCACGACAGATTTCTCATCAAAAGCAAGTCACACAAAACACAGAATACTTTGCAATACTACCTAATGAGGTTACTATACGAAATACTAAACGATACTCTAAAGCGTGAGTCTAAGTGGAGCAGAACGTCTTTAACGATGTTCTCTGCTTGGATTGTAGTTCTTTCAATGTCACTCGTTGACTTCTTTAAGAACGGATTAAACTTTGAAGTTTGGTTTACTTTGGTTATGGTTTCCATAGGAGTAAAGATAACAGATGCTTATTCTAAAAAAATAAACAAATGATTGATAAATATTTAAAGTTTGTTCACAAGTGGGAGGGTGGTCTATCTAGAGATACTGCCGATTCGTGTGCATCCTATCCTTGCCCTACACCTTACAAGGGTAAAAGCGGTTACCATACAAACATTGGTATCTGTTATTCTACTTGGGTTACATTCTTCGGTAAGGATAAGGATATGAGATTCCTTGAGATGAATGCCGAAGATTGGTTTAAGATATTCAAAAAGGGATACTGGGACGGAGTTCGTGCGGATGAGTTCGATAATATCTCTATCTCTATCTTTGTTACGGGGATGGCTTGGGGGTCAGGTAAGAAACAAGCGGTTAAATCACTTCAACAAGCTATTATAAACTGCGGTGTTAAGGTAGATAAAGACGGAATACTAGGAAGCCTAACGATCAACG